GGTGGTGTTTCGGCGCGGGGACTTTGTCGTCCCACAACGAATCGAACGTGCCGGTTTCCTTGTCGGTTTCGTAGGCGTATTCAACCGACGGCCAGACGGGGAATGTCCCCTCGCGGCCGTCCCTGTGCCGGACGGTTACGAGAAGCATGGGTTACGCGACGGCTTTAGCGAGCGATCCGCCGGTGAACGAAACCGACATGGTCGCGAGGTCGCCGACCGAACCGGCGACGGGCTGTGTCGCGGCGAGGAAAGCGTCGGTGATCGTGTAGGACGGGTTCGTTGCGCCAACCGCGGCCGAGGTCGGCTTCACGACGACGGTCGTGGTCGAGCCGACGAGCGCGTCGAGGGTCGCGGCGACCTGCGAAGCGGCGAAGTCCTGATTGAACGTGACGTCGAGCGAAATGTTCTGAAGGCCGCCGGTGAACTTGTGTCCGGTAGCGCCCATCGCGGTCACTTCAACCGAATCCTTTTCGTAGTTCAGGGTTACGGCGGTGACGTAGTCGGACAGATCCACCGAGTTAACGGTTACTGATGCGTCGGTGAGGACAAAAACGGCCACGGGTTACTCCTTTTCGGCCTTTTGGGTTTTGGGTTGGATTTCGCCGGTAATGTGGCCGGCCTCCACGAGTGCAACAATGTCGCATCCGTCGAGTTCTTCGTCGGTGATCGTGTCGCCGGCCTTCTTGCCTGCGATACGGTCCGAAACGATCTTGTAACTAGCCATAGGCTTCTACCTCGTATTCGTAGGCGAAAAAGTCCACGCCGCCCATCGTAATAGAGATCGGGGTCGCGGTCGTGACTCTCACGGTTGAGCAGGATCCGTTTAGGTTTCCGCCGGCTTCGAGTGCTGTTTTCACGGACCCGGATCCCGACCCGGCGAGAAGAGAGTCGAGGGTTTCTTGGCCGGAGCGTTCCGCCATGCGTGAAACGACGACGTAGACCGAGAACGTGGCGCGGTCAAGGCCGCGTTGCATCGCTTCGTCCCATTCGAGGGAGACGTTCCCGACGATCGCCGAAGGGGTTGGGGGTGCGGTGTCCGGGACGTAGTCGTAGATCGTGCGAAACGTCGAAACGGTGTCGAGTTGGGTTTGTGCGCCGGCGCGGAGCGCCGAGATCGTGATCGTCACCCGACGACCTCGCGACGGTAGGCGCGGACCATCGCCGAAATGTCGCGGCCGAGGGGACTCATGCGGATAGCGCCCATTTCGGAGAGGCCGAGAACGCCACCTACCGAGTCTTTGCGCTTGTAGAGGTCGGCGGAGAGGATTAGTGCGGCTTCGACGATGTCGTCGGGGACGGACGGCCATCCCCACCGGGCGGTCACTTTGACGCCGGGACGGTAGTTCCACGGGTAGGGGAAGTATTGCGGGCCGATCGCCGTGAGAAGCGTGTACGGGCGGCCGGTGGCGGCGGCGTTAAATGGTTCGACGATGAAGTCCGTGTCATAAACCATCGGTGTCGGATAGGTGTTACCGCCGGAGGTGTCGACGGCGACCGTAAGACTTGAAGTGGTCGAGATGTCGTCGACGAGGAGCGACACGGGCGAAACGGCGCGGTAGTAGCGGGCGGTCGCGGTTGAGTCTTGGTAGAAGTAGCGTCCCGCGATCCGGTCGATCGACCGCGAGGCCGACTCAACGATCTGCTCCAAAAGGGTGTCGTCGACCGTGTCGGCGACAGGGATACCGAGATAACCCTTCACCTGCGTAAGCGTGACGTAACCGTTCGTAATGGTCACTTCTTCGACGCCTTTCGTGCCGCTTTCTTCACGGGTTTAGGTGTGGCGGTCTCCTCGGGAGGCACAGTCGACGAGTCGAGCGCCGAGAGGTACTCGGAAACATCGCTCCCGAGGAGAACCATTTGGTCGACGACTTGCCGAGCGCGATCGAGGCGGCCGCGGCGAATGTAGCCGTCGAGTTCGCGTCGTAGTGCTGCGACGATGAGGTCTTTCATGGGGTGAGTATCCCCGGGGCCATGCTCCCCGGGGACAGTCGTCAGGCCCAGTTAGCCGTAATGAGGCCGGTTCCGGTGATCGCCGAGAACGCCGTCGGGTACTTGCCGGCGGTGTACGCCGAGAAGCCGAAGACGACGGTACGGATGGCGATGTTGCCGTCGGGCTGCTCGAACCGGACGTACAGCGGGTTCCCGCCCTGATCTTCCCAGATGTACGACTCGCGGAAGTCGCCGACGATGACCGCGGTCTCGTTCGTGCCGGTTCCGAGGTTCGTCGGGACGTTCGCGTCAGCGACAACGGGGATGCCGAGGATCTGCAGGCCGCCGAGGTCGTAGCCGGGACGGTCGAAGGTTCCGGGCGCGTTGAACGGGTTGCCGGCGGTCGCGTTGAAGATCGGCCGGTTGGTCGTGTCGAGAGCGCGGAGCCAGCATCCGATGAGCGACGGGTGCGCGACGATGTGCGTCGCGTGACCGTAGAAGTCGGAAGAAATGTCCGAGATCGCTTCCACCAACTTGGGGAAGAATTCGGCCCAAGTCGGGTTCGCGTCGGTGTATGTCACCGAACCGATTCCCGAGGTGTTGAGGATGCCGCGGTGTTCGCCGCTCGAACCCGAACCGTTAACGGCGAGGCCGTCCAACTTGGTCTGGTAGGAGCGAACTGCGTCGCCGAGCAACTGCGTCTCAACGCCAGTACCGCGAAGAACGGCCTGCTTCGAGATGTCGAACATCGACGCGACGGTGTTCACGTTCACGGTGAGGAGCGTGTCATCGGGCGAAGACTCGGTCGGTGCGGTGTTCTCCGAAGCCTGAACGTACGAGGTAATGCCCGTCGTGAGGCGGCCGATGTTGACCGTCATACCCTGCGCCGGGAGCGCGGCGTTCGTCGAGATGTCGAGCGTCGGGCGGCCTGCGCGGCGGAGCGGCGCGAACTGGTCGACGAGGTACTGGGGGATGACCAAGCCGGCGAAGTTGCTCGAACCCGAGTCGCGCTTCTCCAAGCGGACCTCGTTCTGGTAGCGGGCGATACGCTCGCGGGCCTCGTACGAACCGCCGAACTCGGCGGCCATAGCGTCGGCGAGGAAGTCATTCGCGCTACGAGCGTGATAGGTCGGCTCTTCGGCGGTGACGCGGTAGCCGCCGCGGGTTTCGGCCGGCTTGTCGCCGTCGACCTTCGCAACGATTTCGGCGTGTGCCGCGTTGCGGGATTCGATGTCGGCGATCTGCGCGATGCGCTCGTCGAGTTTCTCGACTTCCAACTTCAGGGCCTGAATGTTGGCAAGTTCGATTTCGGTGATGTCGCGATCCTCTTCCGCTGCGCGGGCGAGGGTTGCGTCGATGAGGGAAGTCTTAGCGGACCGCTTTTCGGTCAACTGCGACAGGAAGGCGTTAGCCACGGTTTTCTCCTTGTGGGGACGTTTCGGTTTTGGGATGCCGAGGTGTCGTCCGTCCCGGTGAGAGGTGTCGCGGTGCGAGGTGTCTTCTTCCGGTCGTCGAGGTGTCGTTATTGAGAAGAATAACGTGCGGCGCGGAGTTGCGCGAGTATTTCTTCGACCTCTTGGCGGCGGGTACGCGGAGCGGGTTCGTCGTCGTCGATCGGTGTTACGTCTTCGCCGCGGTCTTCCATGTCGCGGATCTGGTCCTCGACCCACGCCTCGCCGGGGTCGCCTCCCCACAATGCCCACGCGATCCGACCCGCCGAGGGGTAGCCGGGTTCCCCCGGGGAGAATCCTTCGCCGTCTTTGTCGACCTCATGGCGGGCGAAATATGACCGCATCCGGCGGATCGTCGACGGCGAAAGGGTGCGGCCGTTCACGATGTCGCGGGCGCGGGCCACGCCTATCTCGGTTCCGCCGCGGCTGTACTCTTGCCGCCATTCGAGGCCGCGTCGGGCCTCTTCGCGCATTTCGCCGGTCGGTACGCCCGGGGCGCGGGCTTCAGGCTCCGAGGCGTAGAGGGCCGCCATTTGGCGTTCGGCTTGGCCGCGGGTACGGTGGCATCCTTCGACCGTGCCGTCGTCGTCTTTTACGACCGCGTAACCGTCGCAGGCCGCGTTATCGGCCTCAATATGCCAAGGCATCGGGCTAGTCCTCGGGGACGGTAAAAATGCGGACCTCTTCGGTCTGGCCAGCCGCGCAGATTCCGTAGAGCGCTTGTCCGGGTCCGAGTGCGCCTTGGATCGGTGCGGCGTGTTTCGCGATCGGGAAACCGTTCGCCGTGGTCACGGTCGAGTCGCCGACGTAGACGGTGTTATTGCCGACGATCTGAAGCCATACCGGGCGATTCGTCGGATCCGCGGACGCTAAAAGTGTGGCGGTCGCGGTGACTGTGACGGCGCGTTGCGGTGCGGACATTACTTCCAGCCTTCGAGGAGTTCTCGAACAGCGTCGAGGTTCGGGGTTTTCGACTCTTCACGGATCCCGGCGACCGAGGCCGCGAGACCGTAAGCGCCGAACGTAACGAGGCTTACTTCCGCGAGGTGCGCCCGGACTCGCTCGACGACGCCGTCGGCTCGCTTCTTGTCGGTAAGGGGTTGAAAACCGACAGAGAATTGGTCGACAGCGCCATCGGCGACGAGTTCGAGGAGTTCGTCCCCGCGCTGCGTTTTTGAGACCCGAAACTCGCCGTAGAGACCGGCGGCGTCTTCGCGGAGAAGTGTTGCGCGGCCTTGTGGGAGTTGGTTCGCGTCGTGGCCTACGAGAAGTTTCACGCGGTGCGCGGCGCGGGTGACGGCCGAAAAGACGCCGGGACGGAACACTTCGACGAGCGAGCGGTTAATCCGTTGCTCGACGTTGTAGGGGACGACGATTCCGTGGATGGTGCGGCCGTCGGACCCGGCGCGGATTTCCAGATCGGCTTCGTAGGTGCGGTTTTCCATGCTAGAGGTACTCCTCTTCGGTTTCTTCCATGTCTTCGACGCCTTCGTCGTCGTCTTCCATTTCGAGCGGTCCTTCGTCGAGTTCTTCGCCTTCGAGGGGTTCCAAGTCTTCGAGACGGCGAACGTCGTCGACGGTGAGGAAGCCGGCGTCGATGCCGATCTTGTGCGCTTGGTAACGGTCGAGTGTCGCGGGGCGAAGGAAAGCGTCGACGTTAAAACGGGCGACCTGTCCGCGTGGCAGTAGATCGCTTAGAGCCTGCTCGAAACGCACGATCCACGGCATAAGCGCGAAGCGGAGCAACTGCATTTGCTCTTCTTGCACGTTTGAATAAGTGCGTGACGAGTTCGGTGCGCCCAAGTAGTACGGCGGGATTCCGAGCATATTCGCGATCTCGGTTAGGTCGAATTGGCGCGACTCGACAAGTTGGCTGTCGCCGGCGTTATCGGTGAGCGGTTCGACTTTAATGCCGCCGAGGACTGCAGGTTCGCGGCTTCGGCCGCCGTAGTGCATAAGCCATTTCTGCTTAATGAGGTCGGCGTCTTCTTGGGATAGATCCGGGTTCTCGGTGTGGAGAACGACGCTCGGCGTAGTGCCGCCATTGAAGTAGCGGGCCGCGTACTCGTTAACGGCGATCGACATCCCCAACCCTTGCCGCTGCGCGGTCAGTAGACCGACGCCCAAATGTTCCCCGGGCATTGTGAACCCGGGAACGTGCATAATTTCGGACTGGTCGAAACGAACGTGGTCTATCTCGTAGACGCGGCGACCGTCTTCGTATTTGCAGCGGACACGAGTCGAGTCAACCGGATAGATCGTGTCGGGGTATCCGTTAGGGCCGAGCGGTCCGAGAACGGCGTAGAAGTTGCCGTCGATGATCGCCGCGGCGACCGCCGCTTGGATCGTTGTAAAGCGTGTCTCGGGCGGGTTGGGCCGCGAAAGGATCGGCGGTGTCGGAATGACTTGGTTATTGCGGACGGCGTCGATCGGGAGGCCGGCGATCGCGGAGGCGATGAGGTTTACGCCGCGCCATACTCCAGGGACTGAAAGCGCGGACCATCGGTCGACGTATGTCCCGGCCCATGTGTCGACGTAGTTGCGGGAAATGCGGCCGTAGCCGTCGACCGAGTTACCGTTAGGGAAGGTGGTGCGTTGCCGGGTGAGCAACTTATGAAGCATTAGACGCCTTTTCGAGTGCGATGCCGAACGCGACAAGGAAACCGCCAGCCGCGGCGACGCCGGCGGGGAGGTAGACGATTCCTAGAGCCACGCTTAAAAGCGTACTCCCTACGGCTTGGAGGGTGAGTGCAATTCTCATAGGACGAAACTCCTCGT